TAAACGATTATCTGTTTGAATTTCTGTATTTTTTACTACATCAGAATATTTTCTTAAATCTCCAGGACCACCACCAATTAATCCTTGTTTATTAAGATGTAAACCTAAAGGACCTCCTATAACTTGAGCTAATGTATTTATTGGATTATAAATACCTTCATTATAAATAAGAGGATTTAAATTAGCAGGATTTAAGAATCCACCTATTACAGTGTTTGATGAAATTGTTCTAGTTGATTGAGAAGGAAGAGCAGATTTAGAAAGTATATTTTGTTTTAAAATAAAAAGATTTCCTTCAGTAGATTTAAAAAATTTAGTTACTCTTTCAAAATCATTTGTTACAGCTTTTGGTAATAAACCTCCTCCTCTAATAAGCCAATCAGGTCCTCCTGTTCCAGCAGCAGCTGGTTTTAAAGAAACACTAGTTCCAGAAAAATCAAATAAACTTTTATTTAATGTTCCATCTTCTATACCTCCAACAATAATTCTTGCTGTATTTAATATACCAGAATATAATAAAATTGGTCCAACAATTGGTGCAAGACCATCAGCAATTGCACCAATTGCCGAGAGACCTGCTTTACCTAAAACTTCAAAATTTGATGGATCAGGATTGTATGAAATATTAAAATTAAGATCATTTGTAGTATTTAACTGTTCATTAGTTGCAGGGATAGCTGTTTGAATATAAGGTTGATCAGAAGATCCACCCCCTGACTCATCATGTCCAAATTTTAAAGATTTAAGATTGGTTGTAAGATTTATTAAAGCCATTTATTTTTAAGGAATTTTATTTTCCTTTTTTGCCTTTTTATTTTATATTTTTTTATTTAATCTAGTGGGGTATTTATTGAACAATTGGGCTCCTGATATGTCCCCCCTTTTTCTTACCGCCTGCTTTTACAGCTAATGGAGAAGGAATATTTCCATTATCAGTATCAACTGTTCGTTGAACAATTGGGCTCCTGATATGTCCCCCCTTTTTCTTACCGCCTGCTTTTTCAGTTAATGGAGTATCTTTATTTAAAAATTTGTCTTCTAAACTAGCCATGATTTATATGTTTTTTATTATAAATATTAATTTTTTTATTTTAGTATTTCAGTACTTAAACCTTCATTTAATTTTACCCCACTTATTGATATTACTGGGTTATAATTTTTATTAGCTATAGTATTGTTTAACATGTCTAATTTATTTAACATATTTTCTAATATTTTTAATGAATTAGTTCCTAAGTATGCTTCACCAGTATCTACTTTTGCAAGCCCTCCTTTTAATACTACACCTCCATTAGCTAATTCTTCTATATTTACTCCTTGAGCTTGTTGTACTATTCCTTCAGGATAAGCACCTGGATTACCTAATATATCTTGGATTAATTGTTTATTATCTGTTGACATAGGGGTTCTACTGTTGTCAGGATCTCTACCTGAGGCATGAAATATCGCTCTAGCATTAGCTATATCATCAATATCCATTCCTGGGATGAATACTCCTGATCCCCCAAATGCATTAGCTGTTCCACTAATTGCTCCCATAGATACAGTATCTAATATTTGCATTCCTGAACCACCTAAAGATTCAAGATATCCTCCAATTCCTGTATTTGTAGTTCTTTTATCTGAAAGAAAATCATATTGATCTTTTAAAGTTTGAGCTACAGCAACACCAGCTGCTAAACGTCCTGCTGCTCTACCAAAACCACCCATTTTACCTCCACCACCAGGTCCACCAGGTCCCGGACCACCCCCCGGTCCGCCAGGCATTTGATTAACAACAAATACTTTTTGAATTCCAGTAACCATTCTTGTAACACCATGAAATAAAGTCATGATAGCAGCCCCCATTCCTATAGTCCCTGCTACTGGAAGAATATATTTTATTCCTGGGATTTTAGTTATATTAGAAAGCATATCAAGAACTGTTTGAGACATTTTTCCTAAAGGTCCTTCAACTAAAGATACAAACTGGCCTTTAATTTTTTTTATAGTATTTTCAAATTTTTCCTGGTTATCCAGTTCCATTTTAGCTACATCAAAATTCTTATTTCTTAAAGTTAGCTTTTCTAATTCTGCTGCTTTTTCATATTCTCCATTTTCTCTATAAGCCTTCATTTGTTTTTCTAATTCAATTCTTGAAGCCTTATCTAAATTATTCAATTGTTCTTTTTTAATTAAAGTATCTACTAATTCATCTGATGTCATTCCTATAGCTTTAGCTAAGGCATTTTGTTGAATAACATTTAAGTTTTGGAAATCATTTAAACTTCCAACATTTCTCATTAATTCTTCCGCAGCTCCTGCTGAATCCCCCATTAAAGCTAAATATCTAGCTTTTTCTAAATTTAAATCCCGGCCTGTTAATAATTCTGCTTCTAATTCTGCAGTTATAGATTCCTCAAAATTTAATAAACTATTTGAAGCTTTTTTAGCATCTTGTAAAGTTAATCCTAATTTTTGTGTTTGGATTACTGCTTTTGCTATTAGATCAGGACTACCTTTGTATTGGGCAAATAATTGACCATTTACTTTAGCTACTTCTTGAATAATTTTTTTATTATTTAATAATCTTGGGGTTTGTTTTCCTATAGCATTAACTATACCAACTGCATCTTGTCCTGTTAATTGAGCTAATTGTTCAAATCGAGCTGCTTCTTCATTATTTAAACCTAATCTAGTTGTTAAATCTATATTATTTTTTAATACCTGATCTGAAAACATAACAGATGTTCCAAAAGCATCATTAAGACTTAAAAAAGCAGTTTTTAAATTTTCTTGATTAAGAAGAATATCTGAGGTGTTTCCTGCAATTTTAGAAAAGTTTTCATTTAAAATATGAGATTCTTCAGTTATTAAACCTAAAGATTTAGATATTTCTCTGGTTCTTTTATTAAATTCGTTTGCGATATCTATAACGAATTTAAAAGCTGCAATTATTAAACTTAATTGTACTAAAGGATCTTTTAAAGCTGTTGCCACACCACTAAATATTCCTTTAATACCAGTTCCTAATACTAAAAATGAATTTCCAGATTTTGCAGCTTCACGAAGATCAGCATTCATCTGTTTAAAATATTTACTGTCAATTCCTATTTTAGCAAGTGTTTTTTGGATTCCATTAAAAAATGCCCCAGTTACTCCTAATGTTTTTTCAATATTTTTTTCTGTTTCATATAATTCCTCAGCTAATTCATTTAATCTAGTTAAATAACCTGTTCTTTGATCTAAAGCTTTAGTCAACTCTTGTTGCATCTGGAGATTTAATCCAGTTACTCTAGCTTGGGATAATTCATATTTTAAAATTTCTATTTCGGCTTTAACCTTTTTTGAAATAGATTTTAATTCAACAGAATCTAAAGTTCCTCCTTCTTTTTTATGGTAATTTAATTTTCTAGCTAATGAATCTAATTCATCATAACTATCTACTATCTTATCAGCAGCTGATTGGGTAGCCCCTAAACCATCAACTAATTTTTCAACAGATCTAGCAATATTACCAAAAATTCCTTCTAAAATTCTAACTTCATAAGTTAAATCATTAACAAGTTTAGCGGCTTTACTTATATTACCCCCTAAATTATTAATTTCTGCATTTACATCAGCAAAGCCTGTACCTCCTAGATCTTTAATTCTTTGATCTAAATCTCTAATTTGTCTTTCTAAATCTGCAAAAGTAGCCATTAACTATATGTTTTATTATAAATACAAAAAGGTATCACTTTTTTGATACCTTTGTTGTATATGTTGGTTTTTCTTTAGGGATGATGTTATCTGCTTTAGCCTGTTTTAAAACAGATATTGATTTATTTACTACATCTTCGGTGTCGTCCTTAGAATACTTCGTTTTATAATGTTGATATATTTTATTATAAGTGAATTTTCTTAACCAAATGGGCATGTTATAAACTGTTTCAAAATTATAACCTCCCTGTCCCCAAAAAACTATTTCATGTATTTCGGAAAATAAAAAATCTCTATACTCAGGCGTCAGGCCAAAAAAAGTTAAGAGTAATTGGTACGTTGATGTCCTCCTCTACACCGCTTTCGAATTGATAAGTATATTTTAAGTCTATTCCTGGGGATATTGTAGCTACATATTCTCTAAATGCTTTGGCATCTCGAGCTAATAAACCATTGTTAATAAAATTATTTATAGTTTCTGGTGAACTATCTCCATTAACTGAGATTATCATGTGTCTAAGTCTAGTAACTAGTTCAAAATTATCTTTAGGATTAATTTTCTTTAATCCTTTGATTTCTTTATCTATATTTTGTTCATCTTTATTAGTTAATAACTTAAATGTTATTTTATTATTTGTATTAGGAAGTTTAAAACTAAATTCATTTCTTCCTGGTGAAACTAAATTATCAACAACAAGAGATTTTTCTTTTAGTTGAGTTAAATCTACAGTAACTTTCTCTGTAGAACTATTAGCATAAGAATAATAACTAAAAGTATAGTCTTTTCCATATCCTAAAATTCTAGCAGATAACATTAAAAGATCTTTATCACCTATCAAAAGATCATCATAATTGAATTTAGTCACCACCATTGATTGGAGTAATTTATCAATTACTATCCCCTGTTCAATATAGTTTCTGTTAGTTAAAATATCTTCTTCCCTAGCAGTCATGTATTTCATTTCTACTTTTCCGGATGCTAAAGGAGAATCTGGTGGGTAAAGTAAACCCTTAGAGGGTAATTCAATTATTTCCGTTGGGAAATTAAAATTTGATTCCATTTAATATAACTTTTTTAAATTAAAGATTGTTATTTTATTATAAATATCATAAAAAAAATAAAAAAAGGCTCGGGACATCCAAGCCTTTTAAAATTTTTTAAATTTATTAGAAGTTTAGTACACAGTAATCAGGTTGAACTGTCATAGTAATACTCTGAGCAGCAGATTCATTATCATAGCTATATTCACCAAAGTTAGCTTCAGTAATTAAAGCTCCTTTAATAATCCATTCAGAAACAATATCTCCTACAGGACCTAATACGTTAAAAGTAAGATCTCTTTTATAGAAGTCCGAATACCCATCTCTACCTGTTACAGATTCATGATGTAAACGTACCCATTCCATTACTGCTTGAGCACCAGATGGTGTAATAGGATCAAATAGTGTAAAAGTAATTGTACCCCATTTAGATTTACCCTTAACAAATCTTTGAATGTTTATATGGTTAAGAGCAATTGATTCTTGAGTTAATGTAATAGCACTTACTCCTTTAATTATATATGAAGGAATACCTCCAATATACATAACAAATCTGTTTTGCTGTTTGGGTTCAAATGGAGTAAAAAATATTTCGTTTGGATTTAAAATTGCCATGTCTTTTTATTATTTTTTATTATAAATATCAATTTTTTAAAAAAGGGGTGGGTTATTAATCCACCCCTTTAAAAATTTTAATCAAAAGTTACTCCAGTTGGTGTGATGTTGAATGTTAAGTAAATAAATTCAGCTGTTTTAGTTGGTTGTAAATAAATTTGACCAACTAACTGATTTCTATCTATCACATCTGGTGTATTGTTTGAATCATCCATTACTATTCTAAAAGCATATAATCCTTGACGTTGTTGAACACTTGCTAAATATGGATCAACTTGAGATAAGAAACTATTTCTTGTAGCTATAGTATTTTGTTCAAACACTAATGTATTAGCTACTTGAGAAATATATGATTTAAGAGCAATTAATAAACGACGAACATTTACTCTATCAAGTGCTGAGGCTTTTAATTGTAAGGTTTTCTGACCATATACTACAATACCTTGTCCTGGGAATGTTGCAATTGGGTTTACTTTATTTTGGTATAAGTTATCACGAGTTGATTGAGATAATTTTTGTTCAACTCTAATTACAGTTGATAAACCACCTCTATTAATGCCTGCAGGAGCAAACCAAGGTTCAGCAATGTAGTCATTATTTGAATACACACCAGCAATCATAGTTGAAGCAGGTACCCAAACATTTTTACCTGTTGCTGGGTCAACTATTTGACACCATGGCCAATAAGCAGCAGCATATGATGTATCTCTAGATGATGCTTGTGAAATAACTTCTTGAGCAGTTGAAGCATATCCAACTAAATCTACTACATATATATTATCTCCTCTTTCTTGAGTATTATTTATAATTGTAGATATTTTGGAAGTATGAGTTGTGAATTCATCTATTAATCCTGGGGTGAATAATATGTTGAATCTATAATCATCTTGATTTGATAATAGATTAATCATATTAGTATAATTAGCTGCTACTAATCCTTGAGAATTATTTTCTTCAATTTCATTCCAAAATTTAGTCCCTGCTTTTACATCACCCGTAGCTCCAGTAAATGAACCACTTTGAGCAATAGGAAGTGAAGCTGTATATTGAGATTTAAATTGTCCATTATTGTCAAAATAATTTGGAGTTAATTGATTAACTGATTTAACTCTTATATATCTACTTCCATTTGGATAGGAACCACTTAATTCAATTTGATTAGTTGAAGGATTGTAATTATAAATATAATCACCTATTACTTTAGAAATATAATTAGAAGTAAAAGGATCTAATGATACAGTAAAAGTTTCTAATACTGTTGGGGAATTAGTAACATCATCTCCTTGTCTAATTAATATTGTAAATTGACCTGAAGAAGATACTGGGTTAATGATTTGCCATCTTATGTTATTAACTGAGCCGCTTACTAAAGCACCAGCACTATCTTCACTTCCTGAGCTATTCATAATAACTCCTTCAGAGATAGTTTCTAATACAAATGCTGGTTGGTTTGTTCCTCCTGTAAATGATACTGTAGTACTTCCTGAAATAAATGAATATGTATTTCCTGTTAATCCGTTTACTCCAGTAGTTGAGTTAAATAAAATTCCTGTAGAAGCAGAAACACTTGAGGTAATGTATTGTAAAGAAGTATTATAAGGAGATACAGAAGCACTAGCATTAAATGCGGCAACTACAGCTGTTGTTGTGTTTGCAGCAGATGAACCAGATGATACATAAATTGCAGTACTAGTATTAGTTGGTAATGAACTTCCTGTTACAGTAAATGTAATTCCTCTAACACTAAATGAAGCAGAACCAACTGAAGCAGCATCAGTATGAAGATAAGTAAATTCTGCATTAGCTGATGCTGTAGTAGCTAAAATATTACTATTAATAGTAGTAGAAATTGCAGGAGAATATGAACCAGAAACTACTCTTGCTACTAATAATGATAAGCCATTATTATTAAAATAATTATAAGCGGCAATAGAAGTAAAATAAGAATACGTATCACTTCCGCTTAATAATACATCCCCAAATTTACTAACATAGTCACTATAAGAAGTTACTATAGTAGGTAATTCAACAGGTCCTTTAACTGTAGGTCCGATAATAGCGGCTCCTACAGTTACTGGTTGTTGTCTGATAAAAGACTGGTCGTTTTCTATTGCTAAAACACCAGGTGATAATAAAACGTTAGCCATATTTTATTTAATTTTTTTAAGTTTTGTTATAAATATGGCAACCCTTTGCGAAAAACTTTATTGAGAAGATATAAACTCGCCTTTAGCTAAATCTATAGAACCTTCACCATATTTTTCTTGTAATGTTTTTGCTAAATTTATCTCAGTTTGTTTTAAATTAAGTATTTGTTTTTTTAAACTTTCTTTTTCTAATTCAATTTGATGAAATTGAAATTCACATTGTCCGAATTTAATAATTAATTCAGAACGTTTTTGTTCTAAATTTTTTAATTGAGAGATCTCTTCTTGTGTTAAAACTTTTGTTGTCATAAATTTTTATTTGTTAATTAAATGATGATGAACGCCAAGCGGTTCCATTATAAATATATAAAAGATTTGTAGAAGGGTTAAAATACATAGAACCTGTTTTAGGAGAGGATGGGTTGTTTGTATTGGTTGGTATCATAATAGAGCCTGATAAATTAGTATCTACATCTACTGTAAAACCATCTTTTCTAGTAGTATTATTACCTATACCAACTATGAATGAAGAACTAACATTACCTTGAACATTATAAGAACCAAATACTGTTTGGCTTGAGCCCGAGGCTATTGTGTTAAATCCCCCAGCATGTGAATAATCTCCTAATGCTATTGTTCCAGTTCCTTCGGCGTGTGAATAATCTCCTATTGCTTGAGTACCAAATCCTTCAGCATGTGAACCATCTCCTGTTGTTGCAGAGCCTTTTCCTTCAGCATGTGAGTAAGCTCCATTTGTTGTAGTAGCTTCTCCTTCGGCATGTGAACGAAGACCTATTGCTAAAGTACTGTATCCTTCAGCATGTGAATAATCTCCTCTTGCTTCTGTACCAGTTCCTTCAGCATGTGAATAATCTCCTCTTGCTTCTGTACCAGTTCCTTCAGCATGTGAATTAATACCCGTTGCTAAAGTATTATATCCTTCGGCATGTGAATAATTACCAAATGATATTGTATTTTCTCCTTCAGCGTGTGAAAATGCTCCTATTGCTATTGTAGCAGATCCTTCAGCATGAGACCAATCTGCTAATGTTACTGTATTACCTCCTTCAGCATGTGAATAGGATCCTAATGTAAGACTAGTATTTCCTTCAGCATGTGAATAAGCTGCAGATGATATTGTTTGATCACCTGTCCAATTTTTTACTCCATATATTAAATCACCTACATAAGCTGTAGTTGTATTAATTAAAGAAGTATATAATTCAATTATTGTTTCTGTAGTATAATATGATTGACTTATTTTAAATGATGTTATTCCATAATTATTATCAAATAGGGCATCATATACTAACAATTGATTATTTGTAATAAACTCACCACTAACATCTCCATAAGCCGCAGATAATGTTACTATGCCACTTGATATTGATGCTGAGTATGCGGTGTTTGTGCCTGTGAGAGAGGATCTTCCTTCGGCATGTGAATAATCTCCTAAAGTTAATGTTAATCCTCCTTCTGCATGTGAGTAAGAGCCTGAAGCTATTGTACTATTTCCTTCAGTATGAGAATAATTTCCAAAAGCTACTGTTGATGATCCTTCAGCATGTGACCAATGTCCTTTAGCTTGAGCATCATTTCCTTCAGCATGTGATGCATCTCCTATTGCATCTGTATCTGCTCCTTGAGCAAAAGAATATTGACCTGATGCTACAACATTTGTATCTCCAAATTGTAAAGATTGACTAGCTGCTATAAATGTAAAACTAACATCTCCACCAAATGCTCCTCCATTATTGAATTGAACTTGTGTATTTGAACCACCTGGTGTTCCACTACCACCTCCACCTACTGCGGTTGAAGCAGTATAACTAATGACACCTGAAGCAGAATTATAAACTAATATATTAGTTAATGATGATGCTGTGGGTAAATTATTTAATAATAAAGAAGCTGTTGAACTTCCACTAATTATAATATCTGATGTTATTAAT